GAATAACTTCATGCCTTTTGTTCATCATGTTTATGAGAACTTTATTGAGGGTCGTCATCATCTTGAGATAGCAGAAAAACTTGAGAAGGTGGCAACTGGCGAGATTACCAGACTAATTGTTAACATGCCACCGAGACACTCAAAGTCGGAACTTGCATCTTATTTAATGCCTGCGTGGTTCTTGGGCCGTAATCCTAAATTAAAAATCATTCAAGCCACGCACAATACTGAACTTGCAGTGCGATTTGGACGTAAGGTAAGGGACTTGATAGATTCTGAGCAATATGGACATATATTTCCAGACACGGACTTGAAAGCAGACAGTAAGGCGGCAGGTCGTTGGGAGACAAGTGCGGGCGGAGAATATTTTGCTGCGGGTGTGGGTGCTGCGGTCACGGGTCGTGGTGCAGACTTATTTATTATTGACGATCCACACTCGGAACAAGACGCAATGTCCGAGGGCAGATTGGAAGAAGCATATGAATGGTACACCTCTGGACCACGGCAAAGACTACAACCTGGCGGTAAGATTATTGTTGTGATGACGAGATGGGGTTTGAGAGACTTAACTGGTCGATTAATTAAGGCGCAAGGCAGTGATGTTCTATCAGATCAGTGGGAAGTTGTTGAATTTCCTGCAATTTTACCATCTGAGAACCCATTATGGCCAGAATTTTGGAAAAAAGACGATTTATTAAAGGTAAAAGCGTCTTTGCCCGTACAAAAATGGGGTGCACAATGGCAACAACAGCCAACTGCCGAAGAAGGGGCGATTGTAAAGAAAGAATGGTGGAGAATTTGGAAAAAAGAGGACATTCCAGAGGTTGATTACATAATTCAGAGCTACGATACCGCATTTTCTAAGAAAGAAAGTGCCGATTATAGTGCAATAACGACATGGGGTGTGTTTAAAAGCGAAGAAACTGGTGCCGATAACATAATTTTGATGGATGCATCGAGAGGTAGATGGAATTTTCCAGAATTAAAGGAAAAAGCGTTAGAGGAAAACGAATATTGGCAACCAGACATGATGATTGTTGAGGCAAAAGCGTCTGGATTGCCCTTGACGGATGAGTTAAGACGAGCGGGCATACCAATTATGAACTATACACCATCGAAGGGTCGTGATAAGGTAACGAGGATGCACACAGTTGCACCATTATTTGAAGCGGGTATGGTTTGGGCACCCGAAAAGCATTTTGCGGATGAGGTTATTGATGAATGCATGGCCTTTCCAAATGGTGAGCATGACGATTATGTTGACAGTATGACTATGGCTTTGATAAGATTCAGACAAGGTGGGTTTATATCACTGAATGGTGAAGAAGACGATACGGATTACTACAGACCTAAAAGGGAGTACTACTAATGACAAAATCAGCAACCAGAAAAAAACAAAAAGAAGTTGCAGAGTTAAAACGCAAAGCTAAAGCTAAAGAAAAATTAACTAAATCTGGTCCACCTTCAAAAAAAGAATTGGTCGATAAAGCAGCCAATCTAATGTCTAAAAGAGAAACTATGAGAACTGAAGGAGCGAATAAGCAATTTGGTGAAAGGGTAGCAAAAAGATTGAGAGAGTACGATTTGTCCTCAAAAGCAACAAGGGACATTGGAAGAATGTTGGATAAAAGAATTAAAAATATTGATATGGGGGATCTTCTTACAAATGTATCAGAGCCTTTACGAAAAAGACAAAAATTAATAAGAGAGTTAAAAAAAGAGGGAGCAGCTAAACAAGTGCCTGCCATGATGAAAAAAGGTGGTGAGGTTACATCTGAATATCGTGGTGGTGGAATAGTAAATCTTGGTAATTATAAGGGCCAATTCTAATGTCAAAAGATAAAGTAACGAGAATAAGAAAAGATAGAACTGGTCCAGCAAAGACAGGACAATTTAAGAATCTAGTCAACGCAGCCAAAGCTGGACAGATTAGTATGGTTGAGGCTCAAAAAGCAATTAGAAAACTAGTACAAGCAAAAAAAGGTGGCGGTAAGGTTCAGGCTGAGTTCAGAATGGGTGGTAAAGTAGACATTAGTAATTTTAAAGGACAGTTTTAATGAGTATTTATAGTGATAAACAACAATCACGTGTTGCTGTTAATCCTAAAACTGGAGAATCAAAAGTATTTAAAAGCACTGGTGTAGATGCAAAAGGTAAACATTTCTTTACAAGTATGGATAATGCAAAGATACGTAATTTCATAACTGGAGAAAAACCAACTGCTAAAACTGGATTACCTGTTGGTAGAACTTCATCAGGAGAAATGGGTGCTTTAAATCCACGAACATTCGGACCTCCTATAAAAATTGGTGGTCCAAATTTACAAAGTTTGGATCAAGTACAAGAAATACAAGAACGAATGTTAATAGATAAAAACAGAATCAAAAAAGAAATGTTTGATAAAATGAAAAAAAGAGGTCCAAAAGAATTTAGAAATGGTGGACGAGTTAACATCAGTAATTTTAAAGGACAGTTTTGATGAATGTTTCACGTGAAACATTAAAGAAGAAAAAGCCAAAGGGCAAACTGGTCGTTAATAGATTTTCCAAGATCCTCGCACCAGGGAAAAAACGAACAACGAGAATTACATGAGTGAGTTAGAATTCAAAAAAACGGGCAAAGGCTTAACAATAAAAGATAAAACAACAGGTAAACCTTTTGGTGCTATTGTTCCTAAAGCCAATGTTGATAAACTAGGTAATAAATTTGAACTAAGAGTGGCTGCTGGAGTGCCAAAATCAATAAGAGAAGAATTACATAAAGAAAGAAAAGAAAAAAAACAAATAACAGCAGGACAAGCAAAACTTTCAGAGAGATTTAGTAAAGATAAAAGTAAAGTTAGTAAAGTTCATACAAAGACCATGTCAGATGCAAAAAAAATGGCATTGAAAATTTCAAAAGTTGGTGGGGGAGGTGATTTTCCCATCAAAATTGAACAAGGACCAGATTTAGTAAAAGATAAAAAGAAATTTAGTAGCGGTGGAATAGTTAATTTTAAAGGAATATTTTGATGGCAACACCCCCTCGTCCCATAGGTCCGTTAGTAGACTCAGGCATAGATGCACCACAAGGTATGAATGTAGATATTCCGCAACCAGAAACATTTGAGGGTGGCGCAGAAGTTTTGCAAAGTCCAGATGGCGGTGCAATGATTCAAGCCTTGATGGGCGAAGAGGGTATTGAAGTACAGACTGAGCAATATGATCACAATGCAAACTTAGCAGAAGTGTTGGACGAAAAAATTCTTGATGAATTATCCTCCGAGCTACGTGGCCAGTTTGAAGAGGACGTTGAGTCTAGATCAGATTGGAAAGATGGTTATGTAAAGGGTCTAGATCTACTTGGTATTATGTACGAAGAAAGAACTGAGCCTTTTGATGGTGCAAGTGGTGTAACACATCCTTTGATTGCAGAATCAGTAACCCAGTTCCAAGCACAGTCTTATAAAGAACTTTTACCATCTGGTGGTCCAGTTAAGATAAATATTATGGGAGATCGAACCTTGGAGCGTGAAGCACAAGCCACAAGAGTTCGTGAATTTATGAACTATCAGATTACGGAGGTCATGCAAGATTATGATACCGACACTGACCAAATGCTTTTCTATCTCCCATTGGCGGGTTCTACTTTCAAGAAAATATACTTCGATCCAACTAGGGGTTCTGCTGTTTCGAAGTTCGTGCCTGCTGAAGATCTTGTTGTTCCGTATCAAGCTTCGGACATTAACACAGTCTCTAGAGTCACACATGTACTTAAGATGGATGAAAATGAAATCCGCAAAATGCAAGTGGCTGGCATTTACAGAGATGTGGAAATCTCAGCATCAGATACAGATCAAGATGTCGTCCAAGAAAAGAAAGACGAAATAGAAGGAGCAAGTAAAGGATACTCGGATGAGACATATTCTGTACTTGAAATGCATACTAATTTAGACCTTGAGGGTTTTGAGGATCTTGGTGCAGATGGTCAGCCAACTGGAATCAAGTTACCTTACATTGTAACCTTGGACCAAGGATCTGGAGAAATTTTATCTATCACACGTAACTATGATCAAGGTGATAATTTAAAGAAAAAGAGACAGTATTTTGTACATTATAAGTTCCTACCAGGATTGGGATTTTATGGATTTGGCCTAATACATATGATTGGTGGTCTTGGTAGGGCAGCAACAAGTATATTAAGACAGTTAATCGATGCGGGAACTTTATCTAACCTACCCGCAGGTTTTAAGGCTAGAGGCATAAGAATTAGAAATGACGATGAACCTTTATCGCCTGGTGAGTTCCGAGACATTGATGCACCAGGTGGTGATCTTAGGAATTCTATAGTTCCCCTCCCCTTTAAGGAACCATCTGGTACGCTTTCAAATCTACTTGCTGCGTTGATTGAAGCGGGTAGACGATTTGTATCTATAGCTGATCAAAAGATTGGTGAGTCTAGTGGCGATATGCCAGTTGGATCTACAGTTGCAATGTTAGAACGTGGCATGAAAGTCATGTCAGCCATACACAAAAGATTACATTACGCACAGAAAACAGAGTTTAGATTACTTGCTAGAATTTTTGCAGAGAACTTACCACCACAATATCCATATGAGGTAGCGGGTGGTCAACAACAAGTTTTTGCAGCAGATTTTGATGGAAGGGTAGATGTACTACCAGTATCAGATCCTAATATATTTTCTATGGCACAGAGGGTTGCGTTAGCACAAACACAACTACAGATTGCACAAAGTAATCCAGACATACACAATCTGCCTGCTGCATATAGACGTTTATATCAAGCACTTGAAGTTCAGAACATTGATGAAATCTTGCCTCCCAAGAAAGAACCAATGCCTATGGACCCAAGTATAGAGAATGCCAGGGCGTTACAGGGTGAGATTGTGGTTGCCTTTCCTCAGCAAAACCACGATCAACATATGGCTAACCACATCCTTTTCATGAAAACCCCGATCGTAGCCACTTCTCCTAACGTCATGGCTATTCTTTATGCACACATTCTTGAGCACATTTCACAAAAGGCAAGTGCAATTGCACAGAGTGAAGCACAACAAGCAGTTCAACTACAATTACTTGCACAACAAGGTGCAATAGATCCTGCAAACGTACCACCACAAATTACACCAGAGATTGTGGAAAGTCGTGTTGCAGAATTAGAAGCTCAGTTTACTGCCGATTTCTTACAACAAATGGCACCACCAGAGGGTCAAGAAGATCCATTGGTGCAAATAAGAAAGCAAGAATTAGCTATTAGAGCAGCAGAGGCAGAAAGATCTGCACAAGTTGACCAACAAAAGTTAGGACTTGAGGCACAGAAACTTCAACAAAGAGCAGCAACAGATGCAGCGAGATTAGAAACGCAAGAAGAAATTGCTGATGAGCGTAACCTTGTTAATCGTGAAAGAATTCAAACACAGAGAGACATTGCTGCTGCCAGACGAGGGTAGGCCATGGATCCAGCAACCATATCATTAGCGGTAGGAGTAGCCTCTAAAGCATTTGATGCAATAAAAAAAGGATTTGCGGTAGGTCGAGATATTGAACAAATGTCTGGAGATATTGGTCGTTGGATGGGAGCAGTGAGTGATGTTGATAACGCAGAAAAGCAAGCGAAAAATCCTCCGTTGTTTGGTAAATTGTTTAAGGCTGGTTCTATCGAGGAAGCCGCTCTTGCCGCTTATGCAGCCAAGAAGAAACTTGAGGAACAAAGGTACGAACTCAAGATGTTTTTAAACTTTACTTATGGTCCACAAGCTTACGATGATTTACTTAAAATGGAAGGGCAAATTAGAAAACAACGTCAAGAGACAGTTTACAAGCAACAACAACTACGAAGACAAATAGGTGAAGCTATCACTTGGTTAATAGTTGCAGCTATTATAGGTGGTTTTTGTGTGTTAGTTGCAGGTATTTGGATGAAGAAGGCACGTGCGGATGGCAAAATGTATAACGCACCAAAGGATTACACGTATAAACAAAAAGTTTGGCAAGGTAAAATAACAGAAAAAAAGTATACAACTTGTAGGTTAAAAAAAAGAGTAACGTCAAAATATACTAAAAAAAAAGCCTGCATTTATGAAGGTGGTAATAAAACTTATACAATGATGATTGAAGTGTGGTGTCCAAAAAAGTATAAATGTGTTTATGATCCAAATGGCACTGAACCCGATATCGACAAAGTGATGGAAAGTTTGAGGAGTATAAAAGATTGATAACTGCATTTATGTTATATTGTTGTATGCAACCTAGTCAAATGAATGAGGCTAAAATTTATTTTAGATCTGTTAACGATTGCACTTATTATGCAAAAAAACTAAGTGGACAAGTATTCATGTCAGAAAATGGAGATCAAACATATGAGTGTGTTTGTAAATTAGTAGCACAAGTAAATCCAAATAAGGTGGAGGTCTACTAATGGTGCAGAAAAAATTACAACAAGAATCAATATATGCAGAATATGATGAAGATGGTGATGGTATCGTTTCTGACGAAGAATTGAGTCATGTAGCAGAGATAAAGAAGTTAGAGCATGATTTACGTAAACAAAGGGCACAAAGAAGAATGGCTACTGCCAGTTTGGTTGCAATGGGTACTTTTACTCTTGCGATGTTCTTTGTTGATCTCGATCGAGTTAAGGCTTTGGCCGATATTAGTAATCTTTTCTACATTACTGGGGGTGGCATTGTCGCTGCCTACATGGGTGCATCTGCTTTTATGAATAGAGGAGGAAAATAATGTTACAAGCACTGATAGGTCCAGTTACTGGATTACTTGATAAATTTATTCCAGACGCAGATCAAAAGGCGAAACTCGCCCACGAGATAGCCACGATGTCTGAAAAACATGCGCAGGAGGCTCTGCTTGCTCAGTTAGAGATTAATAAAGCAGAGGCAGCGAGTGGCTCTATATTTAAGGGCGGCTGGCGCCCAGCAGTTGGGTGGGTCTGTGCGATCGCTTTTGCCTATCACTTTATCGTAAAAGATCTAATTATATTTGGCGCAAGTTTTGCTGGTGCAGAATTACCAGAGCTGCCTGATTTTGATATGGGTACACTTTTAAC